GTCCAGCCATAAACTTTCTATCATAGAACATTTCTCTTTGCATTCTAATGAATTCGTCTTCGGAGATACCAAACATATGTTCAGCGATCCATCGCATGGAAAAGAACCCTTCAGTAGCAGCACCGGCGACATCAAATTTGGTTTTCCAATGTTCAAGTTCTTGGAGTTCAGCGATCTTTGAAGGATTATTCAAAGCAAGGTCAAATGCTAAAAGATCGTCTCCTCTGAAGCCTAAAGTAAAAAGATGAATAATTCCAATTTTTTCCAATTCTGAAATAACAACTCTTTGTAATCTTTGAATTGTTCTGGCGAAACGAATATCCTTTTGTGCTAAAGTTGTTTTATCCTCTGAGGATCCTTCGCCCATAACAAGATATGATTGGGGAACTTTAAGAGCAGCAAATAATTTTTCTCTTAAATACTTAACATCTTCTACGGTTCCTGTAAATTGACCACCGGGGAGGTTTTGTATTTCTGTTCCAGAAGCACCACCGCGAATAGGAATAAAGTAATCTTCTTCAATTGATAAGGGATTATAGCGAAGATCAACTCGACCAGTTTTTGGATCAACAACTTGATGTCGTTTCATTTGAGTCATAACTTTCTGCATATACTGTTCAACATCGTTTGGTGCGATATTTCCAACATCAATTTTAAACACTCGTCTTTCTGGGCTTCTTACAATTCTATATGCCATCATAGCATCTTCAAGAAGAGTTAATTGTCTCCAGATACGACGGGCAGGCTCAAGAACCGAAGTTCCATAAGGAGAATGCTTGTCGTTACCAAGAATGCGGAAATGAGCCATTTGCCAGTTTTCAAGAGTCATACCGGCACTATTCCATTGATATTGGACATAATTTGGGTTTGTCTCATCTTCTCCCTCTAATCTTTCAATTTCTTGGGGAGGTAGACCGATTACGCTTCTGATTCCCATTTTGTCATCAATGTCCAAATATAAAAACAAATCCCCATACTTACACATTGTACGAGACCAACCAAAGAGATTGTGGTCAATGTTTAAAACATTATGATACAAAGAGTGTAAAATAGACTTTATTTCTTCATTAGGGCACTTAATTCTTAACATGGGTTGTAAAGAAGAATGAGTGGTCATTTCATCAGCATAAATATCAATAGCAGAAGCAATGATAGGTTCATATTCCATTTGGTCAAAATCGACATACCTCTCAGAACGACCCCTGTTGGAAATCATATTAAGAGTGGTCACATTCATTGGGTTGTATTCTGACTTCTTAAATTGTTGTCCGGAAGCAGATTTAAACTTAGAAGAATAAATATCCAAATGTCTTCTTCTTAATTGGCGACCCGATTGTGTTCGTCTCTGTGTTAGTGGACCAGAGAGCAATCTTGTTAGTTGCTTAAATAATCCTGATTCGTCATTATATGGGTTTCTTGTATTCTTTCTTCTTGGGGCCATTTTATTTATCCTTTAAAAATCCAAACAAAATCACTCATTTGTTGTTTTGCTTCTAATTGTTTTTCTTTGATGTCTGATCCGTATCCATTCATTCCTTTAATTGAAGTGTTCATTGTGGTTTTGTTTAGATACATAGAATTTAACATTGCTTTTTTATATTCTGCTTCTCTTTGATTTACTTGTAGTGCGGTATCTCTAACCCAACATGCGATAGCCAAAGACATAACCAAGTCGTCATGATAAGATCGCATGGCTTGGGGTTTTCCATTTTTCCAAATAAAGGTTTTAAACTCATGAAAAGTTCTTGACGAATAAAGATTTATCATTTTATTTCTTATAAACTCCTCAAGTTTTGCTACAATCAAAGGACGAGTCTTTGTAGAAGTTGTGAAACCCGCTACAGCAGTGTCCATTGCTTCGCCTTGAACAGACTCCACAAATTCATGTGTTGATTTGATTGAGTAATAAAGGTTGGGATACCCAAGAGTAATTAGTTTTTCCAAGATCGATATACCAATTCCGTTGTTTTCAACAACTAAAAGGCAATTTCCGTATTCCGTACCTGCACTGAACAACATTTGAGAGTACATATCAAGAGTTGGTTTGCCTTGGTATTCTGCTACAATTTCCATTGTTTCTAATTTTAAAACATGAAATACAGAATTATCAGCACCGTCGCCTCTAGCAACATCAGCAACAAGCATATAGGAAAACCCTTCTTCAAATTTCTCCCAAATCCAAAAGTTTCTATCATACCCTGTTCTATATACTGGTTCTCTAATTGTTTCGTTTATCCAAGCAATATCATCAGGGTGGATTACTGTGTCGCCTGATGTATTAAAGTTGCATTCTAACTCTTGTGCTATTTGTCTCCGAGACATATTTTTTGTCTCTTTGTTGAACCACTCATGGTTTCTTTCGGGGTGAACATCCCATGGAAGACAAACCGGGTGGAAATCGTTCTCTTTATTGTCGGCATCAATATAGGTTTTATGAAACCAGTTTCCAACACCGTTTGGAGTTGAAAGAGCAATGCAGCGACCACCAGTTGATAGAGTAGGATACAAACCAGTCCAGAGTTCTTTTAACCCATCAACGTGAGCAGCCTCATCAATTACCAAAAGCGAAAGAGCTTCAGAACGACCGGCGTCGCCAGAAGTAGAAGCGGCTTTGATTTGTGATCCATTTGATAATTCAAATGATGTTCTGTTATCAATTGAAATTGTAGCCACTTGCATCCAAGGAGGCAGATTCTTCATTATAGCTTTTACTTTCTTTACCAAGTTGGCAGCAGTCGCAAATTTGGTTGCGATGACCAGAACATTTTTATCACGATGAAACAACATAAGCCACACACAATATGCGGCTGTAATAGTTGAAATGCCCAACTGTCGGGCTTTTAGTATAACTGTAAAGCGGAAATCATTGTAGTCGTTTAATAAATCATCTTGATACGGATAAGTTTTAAACGGAACGAGTCCTTTCAGTGGGTGTGAGATCCTACAAAAATTATTTGTAAAGTAAACTGGATCTTTCCCGCATTTAAGGATTTCTTTTACAATCTCCTTTTTTGAGAGTTTAAAAGACATTATTTCCTAGTGTCGTTACTTGGCCTCTTTTTAGAACTAAGAGAAAGAAAATCTCTGATTGATTTATCTACTGTGTCCTCGGAAGGAGACAAGATTGGTTCTGAATCAACACCGGAGATTTTATACCATTGGTATGCCTGTACCCAAGAATGAACACGGGAAACAGATTGCACTAACACTTTCATTTCGTCTTCTTTCATAAGAGTGATTTTAACTGATTCGCCAGTAATGGCTTTATATTCTTTTTGCAAGAACTTTTTAATTTCATTAATTCGTCTCGCGATTTCATCTTCAAACCCACCAGCATAAACTTCTTTGAGTTTAACTTCTGATTGATAATTGATGCACATCGCATCACCAGAAAATTTAACTTTAAATCCATCAATAACTCTTGAATCAAGAATAGGATCGCCTTCTTCGCGATTAAGTCCCATTGATCGTGCTTTTCCATCGGCAGCATATCGCTCGTCGTGTGAGCCGTCATATGAATTGGCTGCTGCTTGAGCAAGACCTTGTACGATTTTTAGTGTGTTTGAACTCATTTGCTTATTTCCTCTTCTGTGTTTTGCTCTTCAGAGGCATCTTGTGTTGTAAGTTTTTCAAGTTCTTCTTTAATAATTTGCTTGAGTTGTTCTTTAGTGAGTTTCATTTTTTGGGTCTCCAACCTTTTTTCCATCTATCTTCCCGACCTTCAATCCACTGTATGTAACACTTTTCGCAGCAATCAAACTTCGTCATATAGACATCATCGTTTGATTTAAAAGAGTATGTATTACAAACCGGACAAGATCGTTCGGATTCTTTATTAAGTAGTTTTTTGGGAATAAAAACCCCATTTACTTCTTCTCGATCAAAATCTTCTTTGTCTTCATAGTATTTGTGTGTTTCTTTTAGTTGAGCCAAATACTCTTTTTCTTTCTCATCTGTCCAATTGCTCTTCGGGTGTTGTATTGTTTCTTCACCATATTTCTTCGCAATTGCTTTCTCAACTTTTACTGTATAATTCGGATCTTTTTTGGTCATTGAATCCCCGGTTTAATCGCATACATAATACCGATTGCTGCTCCTGCACCAACTGTGAAGCCACCAATAGCCCACCAATGGGCATTTGAAGGGCGAACATACTTTTCTAAACTCTGGATATGCTGGTCTCGAATATTAATAATCTCTTGATATTTTTGATTGTCTGCTTCTGATTTGGCATAGAAAATATCGTATTTGTACTGTTCTTCGGCTCTTACTTGACCAATCTCAAAATCAACTCTCAGTTTGCACTCAAGGTTTTGAAATTGATTATCAACAATAATCTTGGATACAGCAGCATCGTTAAAAAGCCGCCCATCAAATGGTGCGACTTCGCCTTGTTTAATGTTACTAAATTTTGGTTTCTCGTCTTCGCCGTTTGCGGCAGAGGACCAAGTGAGCAAAGCTCCCATAAGTAGATACTTCATGTTCTCTCCAAGATTAAAAGGATGAATGTATTATAACATATTTTTAATAACTTGTCAAGTTATTTTTCTGGTGTCTCTGGTGTGCCTGTCTTATCAAGCATCTTGCTAATTCCCATTGCAGCAGCGGCGGCTGGTACAGCTAAAAGACCAAGGTCTTTGAGAACACTAATGACCATCATAATATTCTCTGGTGTGATGTGTTCCATAGAAGGTGATTCGTTGAGTGGTACATCCATCACATCGGAGAAAAGCATTTCAAGCATTCCTTCAACATCAGCACGGCTAAGATTATTAACTTCTACAAAGTTTTGAAACTCTCCAAATATTTCTTTTGGTGATAGTCGCTTGGGCATATCAAGTGCATTATATATTTCATCTTCACCACCCATATCGTGATAATCGCCTTCTGTTTGTACTTCTTCTTGAATAAGTTTTTTAAGTAATTTTGCTGTGAGTTTCATTTTTTGCATCCTTTTGGTAAATGAGATCTTAAAGATTTTTTATATACTTCAATATCGGGTTGTGACCATCTTTTTTTGGGACAATAAGTTCTGTGATCTTCTTGGTCTTGAAGAAACAATTCTAATGCTCTCATATCTCTTTTGAGATTATCATCTCCACCGGTTAACATAGAAGCGATTAGAAGAGCCGCTTTCATTGCTCTCTCCTCGTCACCATCGACTCGATCCGTCCCAGAGACCCCTTCATATATTCGATGTCTTTTTCCATTCCGATTATTTGCTTTGAGTTGTCGTCGGAATTTAGAATTTTTTTTTCTAGGGACTCAATAACTTGTTCGGCGTCACCTAAATCATTTTTAAGTTCGGCAACCTTTAAATTGGTTGACCAAACCCAGCCAGCAAGTGGAAGAACCAATACTGACATAAGTAAGGAAAATAATTTCCAAATATCATCTTTTGTTATATTAGCCATGTTCATTAATCCCTAATTCATCTTCTAAAATTTTATCAATCTCTGAAGGGTTATTCTTTGCTTGTTTCAGTTTTT